TACTGTTGTCAATAAAGTATGTACCAACAAGATCAACAGATGATACGCCATTGATTGTTTTGATTACAGCAAGATTAAAATATTCAAACTGTCCAGTTGTATCAAGGTTGTCAATAGTAACAACAATAGACTTTCCTACAGGGTAGTTAAAGTTAACTGATGTAATAAACTCATCAGCAATAGGTGTAGGATTAGTAACTGAGTAGTAGGATGTGAATGGATTACCTGCTGGATCAGAATACTGAATAGCGAATTGATACGTACCAGAAATAAGGTTTCCACCACTAACAACGTCAGTGATTACTATTTCAGGGATGTTAAAATTAGGCTGTAACTTGAGTTGGTTACAGTCAAGGTCATCTGTATAGATTGGACTACATAGAGGACTTCCTGATCTTAATATCTTAGGAATGTCATCAATGTCTAAGTATCTTCTAGGATTGTAGCCATCTGTCCAATAAATCTCTGTATTACAGTTTGTGATTCTGTGGACAATCTTATGTATAGGATAATTGATATTGAAGTTTAAACAAGGAGCATTTACCAACACTCTATAAACACAATCATTATTATCCATGTAGCCAATCTGACTATCTCCTGTGGAGGGATTTGTAACAAAGAATATGTGTTTATTCTTTTCTATAATAAAGTGTTCGCCTATGACAACAGATCCTTCAGGTACACGAATACAAAATTCGTTACCAGATTCATTCTGATAGTTTACAGAATTAGAATCAAAGTTTTCAACAGCAGCATTAAGGGCATAAGTTAGCTTACCCTTTTGAATTTGATTCAGTGACTGATCAAGATTCAATCCTGTAGTGGCATTGTTATACTCTTGTCTGACGTTACCTTCTCCTTGCTCAGCCATAGGTATTAATTATTTCTTCTATACCCCCAACGATTTGTTCTGTTAGGAAGCTCGTACATAGCAAATTTATTCAATTGTTGTCTTATTCTACGCTGCTTAGTCCAAACATCTTGTTTCTTAATTTCAATGTCTGCCATGATGAATGCCTCGTCAGAAAGTCCCTTGTAATATACAAGTTTTTGCTGAAGCTGATTAAAGGTTTCATCATTGGTTTGATTAACCAACATTTCAAACACTTTGTATTTAATAAAGTGTTCTAGGTATTCTCTAATACGATAATTGTCAGGAATAAGCTGGTTTCCAAGACTGTCGTAATCTTGAGCATAGAAAACAAGATGGACAACACCATTTCTGAAATTCGTAACGAATTTGTTGTCTCTAATATCGAATGAATCATAAGTAGATGAACCTGGTGTAAAGTTATGAATTGGAACAGCTCCTTGACCATACATCTCCCAGTTTTCTGTATAGTTAACATCACAATGTCCTCTTGCAGAAATGTTTCCTGGCTTTAGAAGATATTGTCTTTGGTAGGTCATTGCTGTCTCATTGTTTGTCTTGTAGACAGTCTGCATGAACTCAGGCATGCAACTACCATCACATCCTACATTTCCACAGCAAGGGCTTTCAATAGCGCAATCTGTAGTGATTGGACTCACCTGTATAGTTGTTTGTGTAGATGCTTGAGAATAGAATGAGTTAGCTGTTTGATATGGAAAGCCATTAATCACTGTACACATCCATGCTTCACGAACAGCATAAAAGTTATCTGGAAGTCTTGCTTCAAAGTTATCAACAACAAGAGCTGTCTCAGCTATCACGTATGTAGCTCTTCCCAGCTTTCTAAGACACTTGTCTAGATAGGTGGGGAATAACAAATCATCTACAGCACCTGTATCAAAGTAGCTTTTCAATTCTTCTTTGACAGTGGAGTAGATTGGATCTGGGCTTACGAAGTTAAATTTATAGTAATAGCTCATCTTTAATTACGATTCCATGTTGCATAAATATGTTGATACTTCTCGTCAACTTTCAAATAGTGGTTAATCAATCTAGAGTTTTGTCTCGTTGGTTTGAATAGCCATAGATCAGAAAACTTAAATCTACAAGATCTTTTAAACCACTTCCATCCAAAGAAATATCCTTCTGTATGGTAGTTGAAGTTGTAAATATACTTTCCCTTCTCTCTAGTTTTTTTCCAGTCAATTGGAAGATTTATATACTCTTTACCATCTACAATTGTGGTTCTCACTCTTTTCTTTTTGTTGATTGCGAAGTCTCCTATTCCACATGGGAGTTTTACTTTCTCCCCTGTTTCAAGCATGTGTTCAACAAACATTTCATTGAAACCATAAACAACTCTCTTCCAGTCATCGAAAGAGAGGTTTATTTCAGGTTTCTCACTCTTGAAATTATTGTAGTTTTCTTTTGAGGCACTTCGCCAATCTATCGGTACTCTCATCTAAATTGTGGTGAGTTTGGTGATTGACCATCTATTCCATCATCAGTCATGTCAGTCTTCAGATTGAAATAGCTCTGTAGAAGCTTCTGTGAGGTTAGATCTAGCACTTGCTTCTCCAAGTATCCTGGAAGAGCAAACTCTTTATCTAGAGGGTTCTGACAAAGCTGGTCAGTCGTATAACTTGGAGTTCCGCATCCGCATTCAGGATACATGATATTGTTAGGAATGTCTTCTTCAAAAAGAGCTACAAATCTAACAGCCTGTAGTGCTGGATTGCTGACATAAAGATAACCATTTGAAATCCAGAAATACTGTTCTTTTTTAATAACAGGAAGTTTTAATAGATTGAGATAACGATTGACAGTTATCTCTTTTATCTTAGTGCCTTGTCCAGACATTGCGTTTATTGAATAAACACCTTGAATGACATATTGATAATTTCCTTCAGATATTCTAGGAAGTTGATATTTTGATCTTGCGACAGAACAAGGATCTGCATAATTGCAACATTCTGAGATGGGAACTTCACACATTTCCAAGCATGGAATTGTTGTAAACAACGTATCAGTTGACCAAAGTTTTCTAAGATTGGTTTCTCTTTTTATCAACAATAGTGCATTATTTCGCACCTCAGAGGCAATTGCTCTATCTGTAATGAGACTATCTGTTGATATGATCTTGTGCGTTGATCGCACATCAGATACTAATTTTCTTAATGTTGACATCTTGTGTTCCTGATTTTCAGAGTTATATGTACTCAAATTTAATCATTTTTCCAAATAAAAACTCCCAGACATTAAATGCCTGGGAGAAACTCTACAAAACCAATAAAGTAAAGTTTATTTGAATTTAGTTTATAGATACGCACAAACTTTTAATTTATGTGCTACTAGCAAGAAGTTGCTGCACTCAGCACTCCTCCACTTGATACTGTCCATTTAGTACTCAAATTGGTTATGTAAATATATCCACTGTAAGTAGTTGTCAAACCACTGTTGGTATATAAAACTACACCATTTGCTAGTACAGGAACAGATGTATACAATATAGGTAATAGTATAGCTGCTGTACATGGATTTGCAATATTTGCCAATCCTCCTAAATACCAAGAATAAAATCCAGGTCCTGTAGTTGTTGTACTAGTTGTACTAGTTGTTGGACCAGATGATGTACTGGTTGTGGTTGTTGTAGGTGGTGTTGGAGAAATCTGTGCTTCTATAATAGCAATTGCATTGTCAATCTTCTGTAAAGCAACTGTGAGATCATCACAGCTTTGTATTCCTGTTCCCGCTAGGTTTGGTCCTATATATTTTACATTTTCAGAAGAAACAAATTCACAATGGTCACCGCTGCAACCACATGGACCTAAAGATCCGCATCCTGGGCAATTAGTATTGAATGGCATAGTTTATGGGATGTACATGATGTAATAAGCACCAATTGTAGGTTGGATGTTATTGTGAGATAATCCATCACCTGTTGAAGAATTTGCAACACTCACTGTTATTCCTGTTGTTTTGATATTTGTTGAAGAAGGATGATTGGTTTCATCTACCTCATATCCACTAGAACCACTACCAGCATTAGCTTCATTATTAAGCCATATTGCAAAGTCTCCACCATTTGCAGGTTGATGGTTATGTCCAGGATCTACAACAGTTGCTGTAGCTGTGTGCGTGTGCGAAGGAATTTGACTTGTTGTCAAAGTAACATTATTCGCACCTGCTAAACCATTAAGTGAATAACTTGGATTACCTGGTGTAGATGGGTTAACTATAGAACTCATTGTTATTGTACCAGCCATAGTTCCATCTGTAGTTCCTACAGCAACACGTCCCCTCTTGTCTGGTGTACCATTACTACCATTACACAAAAACACATCTATAAACTGGCCAGATCCTGCTCCTGTAATATCAAAGCCTGTAAGAGGGCCATAGTACTCATACGCAATGTATGGTACCATGTTATTCTTGTACAAGTTAGATGGTGCAATGCTGTCTAAATAAGCTTGGATAAGCGTATTCAAATCAGCCAACTCAACATAGTTTGTTGTAACATCAAGCTCTAGTGCTGTTAAGTCAGCAGCTGTTGAGCACAGCTTATTAATAGCTGCTTGAAGAATGTCATGTGTATCAGACGATGATGTTACACCTGTAAGACATCCAATTGTATAATTGGCATTAAGGGTGGTGAGTGTTGACTCAATTGCTGTAACACTGGTTTTTAAAGCGCAAATTGATCGAATCAATGCTGAGATAACATCATTAAGTGTAATGTCACCAGACACTGGAAGAAACCCACTCACCAATGAGCAGAGATCAGCTGGATTTATAACAGGAATAACCCCGTTACCTGTAGACAAATCTATTATGAATGTTGAAATTTGTAATTCAACATTAGCAAGTGTATCACCATTGGAAATACCTAGGGCAGGAATATTAAATCCTGTATATCTTACGCACTGATCAGATATGATTTCAGTGCATCCATTAAAGCAATTAGAGCAGCTCATTTATTTATATTTTAGAAGTTTTACTTTACTAGCTATTTGACATACGCTAAAGTTTTTAGCGTAATCTGGGTTACAATACTTATATGTCAAGATTCTTCTATAATTAAGAAGATCTATCATCGTTGTAAATGGGACAGGCATATTCAATGCAAACACAGTGTTGTTGTAAAGATTCTTTGCAACTTCTGTAATCTTACATTCAATGTCTTGTAGCAAATCAGGAATTTCACCACATTCAGAACAAGAAGTTAATCTAGGTTGTAGCATGTTTATTTATTTTTAGAAGATGTTTATACTAATCTTTCTAATTCAATTCTATCAGTGACGGGTGGTTGCACTGTAATTTCATCTTTTTTCTTCTGTGCACAAAATGCACACATTCCGTTTTTAAGATTGCATCCACATCCTACACTTGCTCCACATCTTGAACACTTTGCCATATTAATAGTAGGTTGTTACTGTTGCATAATTATTTCCTGAACATCCACAGTTATTTCTTAGGAAGTTGTTGAGCATTTTATCAGCTTGAAGATACAATCTATTTGCTTCAACTGTAGCACAATTATTTGCAGCTGCTACAGCTCCATTAATAAAGAATGATATAGTTGTAAGCTCCACCTTAGATTGTGTTTTAATTGCTCTGTCACACTCCATCATATCAAGTCTCATGAATGCTTCGTCAAACTTCTCTTGAAGTCTTTCTACACGCATAATAGTTCTTTCAACAAAGTTTACGTTTGCTGGAGCCACTGAATACTTTAGATAGTAGATACCATCAGGAAGTGGGTCGTTAGTAACTGTTGAAATTCCTAAGTTAACACTTGTGAATACATTCAACGAATTAACAACAAATGGAATATTAACTATGCCAAAGTTAGGAACATTTATCTCAATAGATGGAGATGTAACATTTGGTGGTGTAGTTGGATATGTAGAAGCATCAGCAACAGCAAGCGTTAGCGTGTTGTATGTTGGAACTACGAGAATGTCTAGTTGCAGAGTTGGCATGGGAGTTATAAAGAAAATGCCAGAGGATTTTGAGAACTAATCCTCTCACCCTCTGGCATAGGTTATAGAAATTTTAACTTACCTACTATTAAGGAATCAAAGTGCTAGTAGTGGTAGTAGTTGTTGGAGGTGTAGAAGTAGTGGTGGTAGTTGTAGTGATACAAACATTGTTATCAACTACAGTACCAAGAGCAGCTTCAAGAACAGCTTCAACAGCAGCAGCGATACCAGCATTACCTGGAGTGGCAGCATTAGGAGCAGCAAGAATAACCATGCTATCCTCATAAATATAGTCACCCCACTGATAAGCAGAACGATCATACTGATTGAACTTGATGTAGTAGGTATCATAAATAGTACCAGTAGTTACATAAGTCTCAAAG